GGTGGAGGTGGCTGATGCGCGTGTTACTGCATAGCGAGTCGCCCCTGCGACGCACGGGCTACGGCGTGGCCACGAACCTGACTGCGCGACTGTTGACAGAAGCCGGGCACGAGGTGTTTGTGTCGACTTTCCAGGGACACGCGGGCCTGCCTGTGGTCTTCGGCGGTGTCCCGTTACTTCCGCCCGGTGTGGACCGCTACGGGAATGACGTGCTGGAGCACTATGTGCGGCAGTTTAAGCCGGACGCGCTGGCGCTGCTGCATGACATCTTCGTGATTCGTCCGGAGATTCTGGAACGCATCCCGGCGGCGGCCTGGACGCCGGTCGACCAGGCGCCGGTTCCGCCCGAGCACCTGCCCCACCTGCGGGCCTGCCGCTACCAGATGGCCTACTCCCGGTTTGGTGAGCGTGAGATGCGCAAGGCCGGACTGGACCCGCTGTACGTACCGCTGGCGTTCGATGAGGACGTGTACCAGCCGATGGATCGGCACGAGGCACGCCAGAAAGCGGGCGTGGATGACGCGGCGTTCTATGCCGTATTCGTGGGGACGAATCTGGACATTCCGTCGCGCAAGAGTGTTGACCGCGTGCTGAAGGCGTGGGCGCGCTTTGTAGAGACCCGCCCGGACGCGGTGCTGTATATGCACACCAACCAGACCGACGCCGACGGCGGCTTTGACCTGAACGTTTTAGCCGAACACTATGGCATCCTGCCGCGCAATCTGCGTCTTGCTGAAGTCTACGCGCTGCGCTGTGGTCGCTATACGCCTACGGCAATGGCTACGCTCTACAATGCGGCGGATGTGTTGCTGGCGCCGTCGCGGGGTGAAGGCTTCGGCCTGCCCGCCCTGGAGGCGCAGGCCTGCGGGTGCCCGGTCGTGGTGTCGGGGTTCAGCAGCCAACCCGAGTTGTGTTTCGGGGGGTATACCATCCCCGTCGACCCGTTCGATGACCTGACGTGGTCCGGGCGCGGCGGGGAACAGGCGGACATCCGCGCGGACCAGATTCTGGCGGGCCTGGAATGGTCCCACGAACAGCGCGGGAATGAGGCGTTACGGACGCAGGCGCGCGAGGGCGCGCAGGCGTATGCAGGGCGGCGGATACGGGACCGCTACCTTCTCCCGGCATTGGCCTTGATGGCCGAGACGAACCAGACCCAGGAGGTCGCATGAACAGTCTATCGGTCATTGGACTCGGCAAGTTGGGTGCCCCGATGCTGGCGGTGTTCGCCGGGGCGGGCTTCGACGTGATTGGCGTGGATGTGGACGAAAGCGCGGTTGACGCGATTAATGGCGGGCAGTCGCCCGTTGACGAACCGGGCGTTGACGAGTTGCTGGCCGCGCACTTCGGGCGCTATACGGCCATAACCGACACGCGCGCGGCGGTGCTGACCACTGATGCCACGTTCGTGATTGTGCCGACACCCAGCGGGCCGGACGGCGGTTTTACGCTCGAGTACCTGGAGCCGGTCTGCCGGGAGATTGGTACGGCGCTGCGCGAGAAGGACGGATATCACCTGGTGTCCATCGTGAGTACCGTCATGCCGGGCCAGACGGACCAACTGTGCGAGGCCATCGAACAGGCCAGCGGCAAGACACACGGGCAAGGCTTCGGCCTGTGCTACAGCCCGGAGTTCATCGCGCTGGGCAGCGTGGTGCGCGACTTGCAGCATCCGGACTATGTGCTGATTGGCGCGACTGACAGCAAAGGCATGTATGAACTGAACGCCATCTATCGCCGTGTGGTGGGGCCGGGCGTGCCCATCGTGCTGACCAACCGCATCAACGCCGAAATAACGAAGATCGCGCAGAATGCGTTTATCACGATGAAGATCGTGTTTGCCAACCATCTCGGGACGCTGTGCGGGGCATTTCGCGGTGCGAACGTGGACGACGTCACCCGAGCGCTGGGACATGATCGACGCATCGGACCGCACTATCTGCGCGCCGGCACGGCCTACGGGGGGCCCTGCTTCCCGCGCGACAACAAGGCCCTGAGCACGGCGGCGGAACGGGCGGGCGTGGAGTTCCCGCTGGCCACGCACGTTGACTTTGCCAATACCAGGTCGATAGAGCTGCTCGCCGAGCGTGTTCGAAGTTCAGGGTCGGGGACGGTGGGCATCCTGGGGCTGTCTTACAAGCCGGGCACAGCAGTCTGCGAAGAAAGCGCCAGCCTGCATCTGGCTGAATACCTGCTGGGCATGGGGCGCGCTGTCATTGTCTACGACCCGCTGGCAATGGATGAAGCGCGCAAAATGCTAGGCGACAGCGTGAAATATGCCGAGAGCGCAGCGGAGTGCATCAGGCAGGTAAATGTAATTGTGGTTATGCATCCCGAAATGCAACTGACAACATCGCTACTAGATGGGATAGTTGTTATTGATCCTTGGCGCACTTGGTATAACCTGGCATGTCTGTATACACCAAATGACAATTGTACCTATATCCCACTTGGCATTGGCCCACAACGGGCCGCGCAAGGGCTATTATCCGCTGGGGGTGGGTCATGTTGACTGAGCCCTTCTACAAGGCCAGCGAAGTGGACTTCGTGCGCGGTGATGCGGCGTTGCCCCGCGTGGCCACCGACAATGACCAGCAGTACGCCAATCCGCGTGGCGAAGTGTTGGCGGTAGGATTGGATCGTTGGCAGCGCGCCCAACAGGCCGAACGCGACGCCTGGATGGTCTACAACGAGGGGGTAGAGGACGCGCGCAATCACGAATGGGCGCGGGTGTTTGACGACTATGCGGCGCTGGCCGATGACCTGGGACACTTCATCGAATTGGGCTGCGGGCCGTTCACGAATGCCCGGCTGATATTGCCTGGGCGGCACGCGGCAAGCGTCACGCTGCTTGACCCACTGATTACCGAGTACCTGAAGCACAAGCATTGCCCGTATCGTGGTGGAAACTTGTGCGGACAGCGTGCCGTCCTAGTGCCGCTGGCAATTGAGGACTGGCACCCAGCGCCGGTGTACGACACGCTGGTGATGGTAAACACGCTGCATCACTGCCGGAATATCAGCGCGGTGTATGACCGCATCTGGCGTGCACTCAAGCCGGGCGGCGTGCTGGTGTGGGGCGAATGGCCGAACGAGGCTGACCCGGCGCGCGTGTTCGATGCCGAGCACCCGCTCACGCCACGGGCCGATACGCTGGAGGCGTTCCTGTCGCAATTCGAGCCGCTGTACCGCAACGGCTGGTTCCTCATCGGGAGGCGGCCATGAAGACGGCACTCGTGACCGGCGCCGGCGGGTTCATCGGGCACCATCTGGTCAAGTACCTGAAGGCGCGCGGGTATTGGGTGCGCGGGGTGGACATCAAGAAGCCGGAGTTTGAAGACACGGCGGCAGATGAGTTCTGGCAGCGCGATTTGCGCTTCATCACGGAGGTGTGGCCCGCGTTTGGGGAGAAGGGCTATCGTCCAGACGAGGACGAGCTCATTCCCGTAAGCGAGCTCATCCCGTTCGATGAAGTCTACGCGCTGGCCGCCGACATGGGCGGCATGGGGTATATCGGCGGGCATGGGGCGGACATCCTGAACCACAATCTGCTGATTAATCTCAACACGCTGGAGATTGCGCGACGGGCGAATGCGGGCCGCTACCTGTTCACATCATCGGCCTGTGTGTATCCCGAGGGATTGCAGCAGGACACCGCGGCGACGGCGCTGGCCGAAGACGACGCCTATCCCGCCGACCCAGACACGGATTACGGCTGGGAGAAGCTAACCACTGAGCGCCTGTGCCTGGCCTACGCCCGCGATTACGGGATGGACGTGCGCATCGCCCGCTTCCACAACGTCTATGGCCCGCTGGGCACATGGCGAGGTGGGCGCGAGAAAGCCCCGGCGGCGCTGTGCCGCAAGGTGGCCGAGAAGGTTGGGGCAAACGAATACATTCCCGGCGCGGGCAGCATCGAGATAGCAACGGGCGAGATGCGCCGCGTGGTGGGCATCGACATTTGGGGCGACGGCAAACAAACCCGCTCCTTCCTGTACATTGACGACTGCCTGGAGGCGCTCTACGCGCTGATGCAATCGGACTATCGCCAGCCGCTGAATATCGGCAGCAACCGCATGGTGAGCATTAACCATCTGGCGGACATCGTGGGCGCCTCGGCGGGGGTGGCCGTCGCCAAGAACTACGTCGACGGGCCGCAAGGCGTGCGCGGGCGCAACAGCGATAACACGCGCTGCGAGCAGGTGCTGGGCTGGCGCCCGCAGGTGTCGCTCGAAGTGGGGATATACCGCACGTATGCCTGGATAGCGGAGCGGGTTCGGGAGGCGGCGCGCGCATGACCATTGTCCTGTTTGGCAGCATCACCGACCAGTCGCACCGCGGCGACGACGCCCACAACGGCGGCTACAAGGCCCAATCGCTGATGGTCAAGCTGCTGCGCCAGCACGGCGTCGAGGCGTACCGCGTGACGCGTGACGGCGGCCAGGTGCCCTGGCTCATCGACCCGCAGCCCGCGGTGAGCATCGACCAGGCGCGGGCCTGGCGTGACGAGGGGCGTGACCTGCGCGTGGCGACGACCTGGATAGCGGCGGCGGAGTTCTTGGCGCTGGCGGGCGACGACAGGCCGGCCTACTTCTACGACCAGGAGATGGCCTACACGACCCGCGGGCACTTCGCTGCGCTGCAAGCCTGGATGCCGCGCTTGCGGCTGGCGACGCACAACCGCATGACGCAGGCCTGGTACATGGCGACGTTCGGCGTGACGCCGCTGTACATCCCGGAATGGAGCGACTCTCAGGTATGGCATCCAGGCGACGAGGGCGAGGTGGACACGGTGGGCTACATGAACGAAGGCCCGCACACTGCTCGTCATATTCAACATATCCAACAGGCCGTGCCGCAAGCGCGCCTGATGGAGATTCGCGGCACCGAGCAGGACGTGCGAGACGCCATGCGCAAATGCGACCTGTTTCTGTCGATGAACACGGGCAAGCACCCGCTATGGGGCGAGGGCTGCCCGCGCGCCGCGCAGGAGGCCATGCACGCGGGCTGTGTGGTGGTGGCCTACGACGTGCACGGTAACCGGGAGTATCTGCACGACGGCTATAACGGCGTGCTGGTGCCGAATGGCGATTGGGCCGCGATGGCGAGTGCTGTCGCGTACCTGCTGCGCAACCCGGACCACAAAGAGGCTATGTGCGAGCGGTCGCTGACCTTCGCCCGCGAGGCGTGGTCTGAGGCGGGGCGCTGGCCGCTGCTACACAGGTGGTTGGAGCTATGATGACGCGCGACGAGTTGCAACGGCGAATTGAGGACTGCGGCGTGTCGGCGGGCAATGGCCCGGCGGGCGCGGGATGGGGCATCATGCAAAACCCCGCGGGACTCGCGGATTTCCTCGCTGCCATGCAGGCGCTGAATGTCCGGCGCGTATTGGAGTTGGGCACCGGTCCCATCGGTGGACTGGCGCGCTTCATGCAGATGGTTCTGGGCTGGGACGTGGTGAGCGTGGATATTGCACGGCCCACACCGCCGCCCACGTGGGACTTTATCGAGTTGCCGACCGAAGAGGCGAAAGGACTGTTCCGGGGTGGCGAGTTCGATATGGTGTTCATCGACGCAGACGGGTACCAGGTGCGAGAGAACCACGCCTGGTATGCCCACACGGCGCGTATCGTGGCCATCCACGACATTTGCAGTCCGGACCCCACCGCGCCGCAGCCGGGGTTTTGGCGGCGGCTGGCCTACGAGGGCGACGCGCTGAAGCCTGGATACTACGAGCACCCGGCAGGACCGGGGATTGGATGGTATTTCCGTGAATCGTGACGAGTTGGAACGCATCATGGGACCGGGCACGCGGGCGTTCATTCACCCGGATGAAATCGGCCCGCTGCAACACTGCGCGGCCCAGGCCACCAAGACGATTGTCGAGATTGGCACGGGCTACGGCGCCTGCGCGATTCTCATGCTGGCGGCGTCATCTAGGCGCGTGACGGTGCACAGCATCGACCCGTTCGTGCGCGATAGCCACGGCAACTGGCAGGCCAGTGCTGCCCGTGCGCAGGCGTGCGTGGCGAACGCCGCCGCGGCGCTGGGGTTCGATGCCGGGCGCTGGGCGCTGTACGACAAGTACAGCTATGACGTGGCGGCCACGTGGAAGCTCCCGGTGGACCTGCTGTTCATCGACGGCGATCACTCGTATGTCGCCGTCCGGCACGACTTTGAGACGTGGCTGCCCCACATGAAGCCCGGCGGGTTGGTGCTACTGCATGACTCGCGGCGCGTGCCCGGCACGCCCGGCCAGGTATTTGACCAGGGATGGCCGGGACCGACGCGACTGGCGGACGAGCTGCGCGTCGACCCGCGCGTGACGCTGGTGGATGAGGTGTACAGCCTCACGATTTGGAAGGTGGCAAATGACGAGGGTTAGCATCGTCATCCCGAGCATGAACCGCCCGGAGCGCCTGATGGCGTGCGTCACGCGCGCGCTGTGCACGACGGTGGGGCATGACGTGGAGGTCATCGCGGTGATTGACTGCGATGCCGCCAGCCGCGACCTGCTGGCCGGCCTGGGCGATGACCGCGTGCGCGTGCTGTTCAACGAAACGCGCCGGGGCGCGATTGCCTGCTGGAACCAGGGGCTGGACGCGGCGCGCGGCAACATCCTGGTCTTCGGGAACGACGACTGCTATTGGGGCGACGGCTGGCTGGACGCGGCGCTGGCCGCGCACCGGGAGCAACTGGGCGGGTACGGGTTGGTCGGATTCAACGATGGCTACCAGGACGGGGATGTGCTAGCGGTGCAGTACCTGTTCGACCGGCAGTTTTGCATCGACCACCTGGGCGGCGTGATGGCCTACCCGGTTTATGAGTTCTACTGCAATGACACGGAATCGAATGCGCGCGCCAAGCGCGCCGGGCGGTTCGTCTGGTGCCGCGAGGCGCTGGTCCAGCACCATCACTGGACGCGGCCAGGGCAGAACCACAAAGACAGCCTGGACGCCGAGAATGAACCCAAGGCGCAACGTGACATGGCGCTGTTTGCCCAGCGCGAGCGCGCGGGGTTCCCGGACGATTTCGAACGCGTGCTGCCCAGGCCGGAGCCAAAAGCGCAGTTGCGCATCCTGGTGCTGTCCGACACGCGCCTGCCCACGGCGGCGGCCTATCCGGGCCACGGCCTGGGCAAAGTGAACCTGGCGATTGCGGAGGGCCTGCGCGCGCGCGGGCATGACGTGCACCTGTGGGCCGGGGCAGGGAGTGTTTTTGACGGTGATCTGCGCATCTTCGAGGATGAGGCCGACATGGTGGGCGCGGACCTGGGAAGCTTCGACGCCATTCTGGACGGCGGACACGTGCACCGGGCTGGGCGCGAGTATCCGGGCCTGCCGATTGTGAACCTGTCGCATGACCGGGAACACGCGCCGGGCGCGAATGCCGTTTTCCCCAGCGAAGCGCACCGCGCCTTTCACCGCCAGCCGGGGCGCGTGGTATACCACGGGATTGACGTGGGAGACTTCCCGCTGCATGAAGGGCCACGCGATGGCATGGTGGCCTGGATGGCGCCGCCCTTCCCGCACAAGGGGCCATTGGCAGCAAGCCAGGCGGCATGGCTGGCCGGGGTGCCGCTCAAGACGGCAGGCGCCCAATCGGTGACGGGCGCCCTGTCGGGCGCGGACAAGGTGCATTTCCTGGCTCACGCGCGCGCGCTGCTGGTCCCGGCCAGCATTGAGAGCGGCGGCCTGACGTGTCTGGAGGCGGCGGCCTGTGGCACGCCCGTGATTGCCTTCGGGCTGGCATCCCTGCCCGAGTACGTGGCGGACGGCGTGACGGGTTTTGTGGTCGATGATGTGAGCGACATGGCGGCGGCCATCGCCCGGACGGCGGAGATTATGCCCGCGGCGGCGCGGGCCTGGGTGGCGGAATATCGCGGCCTGGACCAGATGATTGATGCACATGAGCGCGCGCTACTGGATGCGGCGCGCGGGGAGCGGTGGTAATGGCGAACAAACGACCCTGCCCGTGGTGTGGCGGCACGGGCAAGCTGGAAGTCGAGCACGCCGGGAGCGTGATGCGCATGCCATGCGGCGCCTGTAAGAGCAAGGGCCTGCTGTCGGTCACGCGCTGGGCGGCGGAGAAGGTGGCGCACGGGGCATATCAGCGGCGCCAAGCCGGGGGCGGAGAAGAACAATGACAGCACGTGACGGCATGACCAATATCATCGCTACGTTGCGCGCATGGACGGAAGCCGGGACCGCAGATTACAGCGTGGCAGGAACTACGTACTGGGATGATGGCCAGTTGCAGGACACGCTCGACCGCTACCGAATGGACATCCACCGCGAATCGCTGGTGTATGAGTACGAGTACGACGACGGCGAGATTGTCTATCACAACTACTACGCGCCCACCCGGTACTACGAGGAAGCGGCTGGAGGGGCGGACGTGTGGCGCATTGAGGACGCGGCGGGCAGCGCCATCGGCACGGCGGATTACACCGTGAATTACCACGCCGGCCACATCCGCTTCACGGCAGACACGGGCGGCTCAGCGCGCTATCTGGTGGCGCGGGCCTATGACATGCACCGCGCGGCGGCGGATGTCTGGCGGCGCAAGGCGGCGCACGTGGCCGGGCGCTACGACTGGGCGACCGACAACCATTCGATGAAGCCCAGCCAGTTGAAAGCCCATTACATGGACATGGCGCGCTATTACGAGGGGCAAGCGCAGACGCGCCATGTCCGACTGGAGCGCAGCGATGTCAACGATTGAAATTTCCCAGGCTGATGCGGATGCCCTGATTGCCCTACGGGAAGCGGCACGCACCGCCTATAACAGCGCGCTGTATTTGCGGGCCACGCAGGGCGCGGCACCAGCCCGGACGGACGTTACCATGCAGCGGTTGATGGAGGCGGTCCGGCGCGCGGATGCGGTGGGGTTCAAGCCCAAGGCCGCGCCGAAGCGGACACGAAAGGCGAAGGCATGACTTGGTTGCCCGATGATGAGCTGGCGCAGTTTCGCGCCGATATTCTGGACGCACTCCCCGACACCGGCGTCATCCAGGCGGTGACGCGCACGAGTGACGGGGCGGGGGGCTGGTCGGAGAGTTGGTCCGCGGTGTCGGGCGGGACGGTGGCGTGCCGTCTGGACCCGCTGAAGGGGTCCACTGTCCAGGCTGGCGTGATTGCGGGCCAGGAGTCGCTGACGCTGCGCTACCAAGTGACGGTGCCCTACGACGCGCCTCTCGACGCGGACCGACGATTGGTCGTCAACGAGCGCACGTATGAGGTAGTGCAACTGAGCGACGAGCACAGTTGGCGCTTCGTCCGGCGGGCGATTGTATCGGAGGTGCGCTGATGCGCGCGGTGCTGGATATGGCGAAGCTGCTGGAAATCGAGCGCAATATGCCGGGGCGCGTCGAGACGATGATGGCGGAGCTGGCGTTTACCTGCGTGGGTGAGGCGGTCGACAACTTCAGCACCACGTCACCCTCCCCCGCAGGTGAGCCGCCGGGCATCGACACGGGTACGCTGAAGAATGCCGTCAATGCCCAGCCTGCGGGGCCGATGGCCTGGGAGGTCAACGACGGGACGGATTACGGCGTGCACCAGGAATATGGCACCCGCAAGATGCCCGCGCGCCCGTGGATGCTACCTGCCTTCGAGCGGGCCGTGGCCACTATCGACAAAGACATGCTGCTTGAGGTGATCGCGGATGAGTAGCACACTACCCGCCATGGAGGCGGCTCTGTACAGCACGCTCGGGCAGAACGCGAGCGTCGCGTCGTATATCGGGGGCACGGCGGCGCCGCGGCTGTACAACCTCATGGCACCCAGCGGCGCGGCCCGCCCGCACATCATTTTCTACCTGGGCTCGGGCCTGGTGTCCAACACGTCGCCGCGGGACGACATGAACGACGTGTACCGGGTGGAGGCGGTGGCCGAAACGCGCGGGGGCGCGGAGACGCTGAGCGGCGCGATTTACACCGCGCTGCATGGGCAGGAGCTGACGATCACGGGCTGGTCCAACTACCTGCTACAAGCGGAGCGCAAGACGACGATTGTCGAGACCGCTGAGGGGCGCCAATACTGGCGATACATCGTTGATTACCGCATTCGTGCGGATAAGAGCTAAGTGAGAAGGAGCGCAACATGACAGTTGCTAATCGGTATACAGGCAAGAACCTGTATGTGGCCTTTGCGGGGCAGGATTTGTCGGGCGACTTTACCGCGTGGGAAGTTACCCGCACGTCCGACACCGCGGATGTCACAGCAGGCAGTGAGGACGCGCGGTCGTATTTGGCCACGCTGAAAGATGCGACGTTCCGCTTGGAGCGGTTCGACACCGCCACGGGCGGCAGCGCGGTCATGGCTGCGTTGACCGAGGGGGCCAGCGGCACGGTGGAATATGGGCCGCAGGGCACCGCCTCCGGCAAGCCGAAGTACAGCGCCGTCGCCATCGTGACCAATGTGAGTGTCAGCTACCCGTTCGCGAATGCCGTCGTGGTAACGGCGGATTTCCAGCGCAGCGGTGACTGGATCAACCACTACGAGGACCTGGGCAGCACCTACTAGGAGGGCTAGATGCCAAAGACAGACAGCGGCAATGAGTGGACTATTGACCTGAGCGCCTGGCAGACGATGGAGCCGATCATGGCGTGGCAGGATGCTGCGCGGGCGGGCGACTTTCGCACGATGGCAAAAATCATGACGGAAGTCGTCAAGGCGTGGCCATTCGAAGCCGATCCGGCAGACCCGGACGCATATCGGAGCGAAATCACGCCGCAGCAGTTTAAGACAGCGGCGGAAAGAATGGGCGAGAAGGTCACCGCTTTTTTTCGAGACGAGGGCTGACCAAATCGCGCAAACGGTCTACCTCGCGGAGAAGTTCGGCGCGACGGCGGAACCGGCGATCATGAACCGAATCAATAGAGTCCGGCTGGCGATGCTCACCGGCTGGACTCTGGAATACATCGACGATCTGGACCCGTTCACGCTAAACGATTTTATCGGCGTGCTCAGGGGTGACAAGGTGGTAGGCGGACGATGACAACCGTTGTCGCATCACTGGTTGCACAATTCGGCGCAGACATCAGCGGTTATAAACAGGGGTCGGCTGAGGTCAAGCGTGACATGGGCGATTTGTCACGGCGCGTAGGAGATCGAGTCGCCAAAATAGGCGATACATTTTCCGGTGTGGGAAGGAATATTGGCGTGGTCGCGGCCCCGCTGGGCTTGGCGCTGGGTGTGACGGTCAAGAGTGCCATCCAGTTTGACACAGCGATGACGAACGTTCAGGCCGTACTGGGCGCCACAAACGACGAAATGCGCGACATCAACGCGCAGGTTCTGGCCCTGGGGCGAACGAGCATCGCCGGGCCGCAAGCCGCCGCCGAAGCGTTCTATGACATTGTGTCGGGCGTCGCAGATTCATCGACGCATTTTGCCATTCTGGAAGCGTCGATGAAGACCGCCGAAGCGGGGGCCGCGGATTTGGGTGCCACAACCAGCGCGATGGTCGCCATCATGAACTCTTACGGATTTGCTGCTGAAGAGGCCGTGATGGTGAGCGATGTGCTGACGCGCACAGTGGGCATGGGCGTGCTCACGATGGACGAGTTGGCATCAGCGATGCCGAACGTGACCGGTCTGGCTGCCTCCATGGGCGTTGAGTTTGACGAGTTTGGCGGCATGATGGCGCTCAT